CCAGATGTTTGGCACTGATCACACGGTCTGGCAAACATCTGGCCCATCATACCCATCATTTCTTGAACCATCATTCCCCGTCCCTGGCACCGATGACACGTCGCGGCGCATGACTGACAGTGTTTCGTCACGGGCACCTTGATCGTCTTGTCCACACCAGTGTACACTTGTTCAAGTGTCAAGTCTATCGTGTGATGCCTATCCATATTCTGCTGTTGCTGCGGACCACCCATGCCACCAAACATTTGCTGAAATATATTGGAAATGTCAGGGCTTTGGGGCCCTTGCTGCTGTTCAGGGACATCAGTTCCAAACTGGTCGTAGCGGGCACGTCGGTCTGGGTCGCTCAACACTTCGTATGCCTGCCCGATCGCCTTGAATTTTTCAGCGTCACCTCCTTTGTCGGGATGATTGACTCGTGCCAAGTTTCTGTACGCCTTTTTAATCTGATCTGCTGATGCGCCCCGCTCGACGCCGAGTGTTTCGTAATAACTCATACTGTTGAAAGCCGTGTAAACTTTATTTGGTCTAAAACCGCGATGCTCCAAAAGCACAAGACAAAAATGACCGAGGTTGACGAAACCATTCTGACTCTTTTTGAACAGAGAATTTGCAATCGACTCAAATTTTACCTCGTCGAGCAGACGGATCGGGTGTTCTGGGAACAAAACAACAAGTTTCGATACAGGAATGCCCGTGAGACGAATCAGGTGCTCAAAGATGTGTTTGACACGATGCATTCTATTTACCCTGCGCTCGAACGTGTGTTTGATGAAAACCTCACGCTTTTGCAGCAGTGTACGTGGGTCGGAATGAACGTTCCATGGCCCGTTGATCCAGATGACCACATTCAACGGGTTGTCGATAATGTCATGGATGTGTTCAATACCATAGTGTATGCAAATCTCCGATGTGAAATTCTCAACCTAGAATAAAAATATTTGAATTAATCATATGGGTCAGACGCCATATAAGTACCGCCCCAGCACCAACCGGCGCCCATCAAGCCTGGCGCGCGTGAATGAGTCGCGTGAAAATGCCATGAAACGCTGGAACAAAGTGCGTCAGTATATAAAGAGCGTCACACAACTGCAGCGAAACATCCGTGCAAAGGGGGTTGCGACCCGCGGCCGCTTCAGAGTGAAAAACTCATCACCTGTTAAGAAGAATAACTCACTCGTTACGACTCAGTGGAAAAATTCACCTGCGGGCATTTACTTCATGGGTCCGCCACGGAACGAAGGCCGGTTCAGAGTTACACGTATCCATGGATTCGTCCCTTTTCCTAACAAGCGTACAAACGCAAAATCTCCTTGATAATCTCATGACGTTTAATATCATCTTCGCCGAACTGCACCTGCTCGAGACCATTAACAGGGTAGTTCTTCAGGCGTTCCAGTAAATCAACAAGTCCGTTGTTTTCAAACCCACGATCATACTGACCCGTGTCACCTGTGATGACGAGTTTGGAATCCTTCCCGAGACGGGTCATCACCATACGCATCTGATTCGGCGTTGAGTTTTGCATCTCGTCTGCGATGATCCACGCGTTATCAAATGTCCGACCGCGCATGTACGCGAGAGGGCACACCTCAAACTTTGTCTTGATTGACATTGCATCCTTCATGGGGCGAACCCACGGATCCATCTTCTCATCGATTGTACCAGGAAGGTATCCATGCTGTTCATCCACAGAGACAGCCGGGCGAGTCAAAATGACGTGACGAGCATGCTTCGATGCGGCTTGGCACGCCATCATGGTCTTGCCTGTACCGGCTGGACCGCTTGCGATCACGATAGGAATGCGTGGGTTTTCGAGCAGGACTTGATACAGACGGTGCGCCATGCTTTGAATACATGGTATTCTTTTATAACCTGTTTAAAAATGTCGGGGTTTTATACCATGAGCCGCCTTTCCGTCGAACAGACATCAGATGCTTCGCATCTGCTGGAGTTTAGTATCATAGATGGTGAACTTGCAATCATACATGACGGTGAAGTTGAATACATTTTCGAACGCGATTCGCTCAGTAGGGCGGCCTACGCGTATATGATTCATTGGATCCAGGAGAAAAAGTCTCCCAAGGATGACCCTGGAGCAGTGTGGCTTGAAGCTGAAAATGCTTGGGACTCACTCACCCCTGAGATACAGGGTACGCTCATAGCCATCGCAAATAAAGAAAGACAGCAGGCGCGTGACATTCGTGAAGGGTTGCTTGCAACTCTCAATGGATATCAGGGGGTGAAAAACATCAAAGACGCCTATGCTGAATGTATTCGCGTATGCTTTGGTCAATGGGCGAACTAAAATAGTTCGACTTCAACCTCACATTCATCTACAGAAACTGGCTCGATTTGTATTTCGTCAATTTCAACAGCACAGATACCTTTGAGACGCATGGCGAGTACGCCGTCCCAAAACTCCTTCATGACCGGGAGGTAACGCGCAAACCATTCACGGTCGCGTGGAACCTCGACGACGACAAACTCTTCTGGAGGTCCCTCTTTGTACTGTAAAAAGTCACACACCTCGAGATCCATAATCTCCAGTAAAAGTTGAATCTGAGGCAAGTAATATCCAGGGACTTCGGGTTTAATCTTTCGACTCAGAGGACACTTAATTTCCAAAAGTCGACCAGACTCTGTGATGCCGTCGGGACTTCCGCCGAGAAACTTGTGCACCGGATGTTGCACAAGACCAATTTCATGTGAAATTTGACCGTGACGCATGTCATACAAATCACGAACCATGGGCTCGAGACGCGTCCCGTGTGCAGTCGCTTCGTTTCCAGCCCATGGACGCGCCGCACCGCATTTTTTCGCCAAGAGTCCTTCGGGTTTCTCATACGGATTGAGGCCAATTGCTGTCGCCGCATCGCTCGCAGTCAGTAGATTTCCACGGAGGTTGAGCCACTCCTGACTGCGCTGATCGGCATAGGTCTGCGCGATGAGTTCTTGGGCTCTTGGGTGCATCCTTCATTAAAAAGGCAGAGACTGTTTAAATAAGTGTAAATTTCTTTTCGAGATTCAGCATCCGGGTAGCGCGAGCCTTGTCACGACGCAACCGATCGCACTCCTCGGCCGCCTCCTCTGTGGCGAGTTCCAAGAGCAGAGGCTCGATGAGTTGACGGAGCTCATTGGCACGTGTCCTGGCTGGCTTCATCTTGGGTGGATTCTTCTTATACCCGGTCCAGATCGTCTTTTGGTCCTTGTAAAGCTTAAGAGCGGTTTCGAGGTTCTCGTTGGCACGTGACAGATCACCCTCAAACTCAACCATGGAAGCCTCGTGAGCCTCGCGCTTCTCGTCATCCGTCATGTGGTCGTACTGACGAAGGGCCATGCTGATGTGCTCATCGCATGCCTCACGTAGTGCTGCTGCAGTCCCTGGACACTCGTCCCGTACCATGTCAAGCTCGCTGTGTGCTTCACCCTCAAAGTAATCGAGGACCGCCTGGTGAGCCGATGGCCACGGAGGATAATCCACATAATCACTCTTGCGAGCGCGCCATTTACATCCGTCTGCACAGTACACGTAACCGTTGGCGTCAAGTGCGAAGCAAATGCCCCAACCCATTTCTACTTTTTAAAACGTTCCGTCGTCTTAAGTGCAATTTGTGCCGCAAATTGTTCCGCTTGTTTCTTCGTGCTCGCAAATCCAGAACCGTATGGTATACCATCCACGACAACCTCGATATGAAACGTACCGTTGTATTGACCGCGAACCTGGTAGTCCGGCAAAGGCACTTTGTTCGCCTGACACCAACGCATCAGCTGATCCTTGTAGTTGTCATCCGTGAGATTCATGTCAATGTGCTCAAACGCCGCAAACACAAACGACTTGGCATGAATCATACCAATGTCCAGGTAAATGGCACCTACAAGTGCCTCAAACACATCCTCTAAAATGTTCTCATTGGTGTTCCACCCATTACGCATCCCCTTGTCATCCATGAGAACCCACTTGTCAAGCCCTAGACGTTTTGAAATTTCACAAAGCGTTTTACCTCTCACGAGTTTCGTACGCGCCTTGGTCAAAAACCCCTCCTGCTCTGCTGGAAACTTTTCAAAAAGATATCGCGTGATGATAAATCCAAGAACAGAGTCACCCATAAATTCCAGCGTCTCGTACGAGCCTTCAAGACCCTTGTACTTTTTGAGGGCTGATTTATGCGTGAAAGACCTGCGATACACTTTGATATCATTAATTTTCGTTCCTACGAGACGTTCAAGCGCCACGCGGTCGATGTTTGGGGCATCGACGAGCTCTGGCGATTCAACGGTTTCCATTTTATACTACTATGTACACTTTTTGTTTTTAAGTCCCCGGGGCGATTCGTCCCGTGTCCGTCGGCCGGCGGCCGGTGGTGTTGCACGCAACACCTTAAGAGCCACTGACACCCACCTCGGGGTACCCCTGGAACGCCGGAATGTACCCGGGTCCAGTGCCACTCACCCCCGTCGACTCCGCTGCAGGTTTTTTAACAGCCTG